GTTTGATACATCTTGTATAATTAAATGCTCTCCTCTTTTAAGAAGAGGTCTTGTTTGATTGTTATCAAACCTGGCGCCATTACCTGTAAAAGAAAGTTCCCGGATATTATTCCAGCGTAATCTAAGATCTAAAGCCGCAGACCCATCAATTTTTAATGTAAAAGTTGGCGGCTGCACAGAAGTTTTAGCTCCAAGATCTGCATTAGCTACATAAAGTGGATGTGCTGGTTCTGGTGTATTTTCAAATGCCGTTGACCAACGAGCTTCGTTTATTTCATCTTCAATCATAGTGCCTTGTGCAGTTTCAAACAAAGCAAATTTACTGTTTGTATTACCTTGATAAGCAATAAGATTTTCAAAAAACTTATAAATATACTCAAGGCCTGATTGATTAGATGTGTTTAATGGTACGCCATGCATAATAAACGCATGATCAATTGCATCAACATTTGCGTTATTATCTATTTGTTCAGCAAGATACTCTATCGAACTGCCTGTAAGTTTTTTAAATGCTTTATTTACATGAGCTTTTGTGCTCGACATTGATCCATGATTAATTGAAACGTTATTTACTCTTAAAGGAAGTTCTGGGTAAAATTCATCTACACTATTATCTGAACTAAAAAATACGTCTAATTCACTATTACCACTGCCTTCTCTATATGTTGTAAGAGTTGGAGTTCCTCGTGTAATTGCAAATGTTGTTGGGTCTTTTGTGACATAATTCCACGTGTAATAAAGCAATCTTTTAGAAGCTCTTGGCGCTGTCATTGCCCAAACCAAATCGCTTGGCGGATTTATTGTGTGGGATGTTCCGTTCAAAACAACAATCATTTTGTTAATTGTAAAATCGTAATAAGCAGACCAATTTGATGATGGTGTGTTTGGATAGTTTTGTCTGATCCAATCTTCAGCAAAATAGTCTATGTCGCCGTTATCAATAAATGCTTCATAAACATAAATTTCTGTACCTGCTGTTAACGTATAACTATTTGTAATAGCTGTTAATACAGCATCTGTGTCTACAATAGAATAATCTTCTATTTTTGAATCTGGTAATCCAGGTCCATAATTATTTGATGCCCATCTAAAATACTTTTTTAAATTAGCACCATTACTTGCTAAAAGCGTGTTTGATATAAAACTACCTAACCCAACTTTTTTTGATCTAGCAAATACGCCAGATAAAATAGTAGATGTTAAAAATTTTGTCTCACTGTCGTCACCTTGACCTAAATTAGAAATACTTGAATTGACGTAAGTTTTGCGTCCCATAAGTATTTCCTAATTTAACTGAATCCAAGATTTGTTTTCATTTCTGACAGCAAAGTATTTAACGCAGATGTATCTAGTTCGCTTGGTAAGTTAGTTCCTTCATCTACTGTTTTTCTAGTGATCCAAGTTTCAAGAATCATTTTTACGGCTTTAGCTTCAGCATCACGCTTATAAGCTGTAATTTGCTCGTCATGCAGAGCTTTCTGTTTGCCCATAGAACCAGAAACAGCTGTTGTACCGTCAGTTCTTGTATCAAGCGTTTTAGCTCGATGCGCTTCTGTCTGCTCTTCATAATTATCTTTTTGTGCAGGCATAAGATAATCTTTTTGGTACTGCTTTACAGCTGTATCTTCATCAACATTTAGTTTCTGTGATACAAGAAGATTGTTTGTTTGATAATCAACTTGTGCAGCGTCTTTATCAATTTTAGCTTTTTGTGCTGGTAACAATGATTGTGTTTCATAGTTAGTTTTAGAAACATTCGCAGTTGCTAAGCTAACTTCGCTGCTGCCAATTTCAACACGCTTGTTAAGCAAAGACAATTCAGCTGGTTTTATTGAATTTGTGTCGTATTCAATATTATCAGTTTGTGCATCAATTCTAAGTTTTTCAGCTGCAATTTGTGTAATTTGTTCTGTAATTTGATCAACTTGTTTATTAGTTTGTGATACTTGTGCAGGAAGAACATTTGCAACTTCATAGTTAATTCGACTAATTTGTGCTGTATCAACATCTACTTGTTTGTTTACACGAGAAACTTCTGCAGGCAAAACAGTGCTTGTTTGATAATCAACTTGAGATTTTTGTGAAGCAGCCAAATCTTTTTGAGCTTCAACAAGATTAATATTTGCTTCTTCTGTTGCTAGTCGCATTTTATTTAAAGAATACTCAGCTGCCATAGAAGACGCAGACATACGTGTTTGTATAACTTGCGCTTTTAATTGTTCTACTTGCAGTTTTGCTTGAATTACTCCAAGTTCAGCTGCTGCTGCTTGTTGTTTAATAAGCTCTGCTTGCCAATACTGTTGATCTTTTTGAAGCAGGTACTGCACAGCACTACTCATAGCGCTTTGAGATAAAGCTACATAAGATGTAGAATACTCTTTTGCAGTAATACGTCCTGCTTCAAACTCTGCTGTTAATTGCGCCCCTATGGATTCCATGAGGCCATCAAAAAGTCCTGATCCACCAACTGTTCTTGATGTAAGATCTGCTTCTGTTAGTTGTGATGTACTTGCATACTCTGTTGTTGGAAAATCAAAATCTGTACTTTCAATATCCAGCGTAGGAAGCGTAAAACTTGCATCAGTAGTAAGAGCAATAAATAAGGCATTTGCCATATTGTCGGCTTGGGTATCAGGGGCATCTGTCATATTGCTCTCCAGTTACTTTCAAAAGTTAAGGGTGTCTTAAGGACAGGGAGGAAAAACCTTAAGACACCCCACCAGCTGCTGCTTGAGCCGCAGCCAGTTTGTCGAGTTCTTCTTGAGTGAGCCGTGGAAGAACTTCGATGCTAAATTCAGGAACCCAACGTTGATCAACAACAATTTGATTTCCGGCGGAACGATCATTACGTGTGTTTACTTGCAAAAATTTACGGCTTTTAAGTTGCTCATAAAGAATTTTAGGAACATGATAGCCGTTATCAGTAGCTTCTCCATAAGGTATAAACTTACGCACAGTGCCAACATACTTGTTTGCAACGGTAAATATTTCTCCACGTAAATCACGTTTAGAAGGATTAAGATTTGCAATACGGCAACGAACCAACGCCATTTGTTCTTCGCGTTGCTGTTTGCGAATTCGTGCTTTTCTTTGTGTTTCTGTTTCTTCTGCAGAATCTATTTCTTCTACAACTGGATTTAATTTTGCGTCAATTTTAGCGCGAAGTCTTTCAATTCCAATTTTTGGAGAAAAAGAAATACCCATTACTTTTGCACGGGCTTTCAAAGCTTCAAGTTCAGCTTCTTCAGATGTATCAAATTCATCGTCTATTTGGTTTTCGAGATCAGACATGGTGATTTTTCAATCCTTAATGCAAGGTTAATAGTAAAAGCAGGGGGCTAATGCCCCCTGCTTATATTTGCTTAGATAGTTGCAAGAGTTTTAACGACTGCAAGACGCTCAGGACGCAGGATCATTGTACCATGATACCATTTAATTGAGCTAAAGCCCAATTCGCCATAAGGATCGTTACGATCTGCTGTTTCTTTCCCAGGCATCTTTGTGGTGATTTTGAACTTCATATCTCTACCACCAGTTTGAAAACCAATTGTTGTGAAAGATTCAGCGCCTACAACAAGCATTGGGTAAATATTATAATTACCGCTGCTTTCTTCGTAGCCTGGGTTTGTACCTACTGGTGCACCAGCACCTGCATAGTGAAGCATTTCAGGAACAACAACGATGCGGAACTGATCAATCGTTCCGATTTCACCGTTCAACACATTACCTGCGTCAGCATATTGATGCACAGGAACAAAAGCAGCATTACCAAACAAGTCAGTCATTGCTTTTAGTGTCGCTTCCAATTCAGAACCAATATACATTACGCGGCCTGAGTTGATTGTTTTGGTGTCAATCATCCGTGAGCCAGCAATTACTTTGGTTTGCTTTGGAGTACGGTTGTCGTTCAAAATACGTGCAAGACGCATCAAGTCAGCGTAATCAACAACTGCAGGATCTGCAGATTCACCGCTTACTGTTCCATCTGATGTTGCATCGCCTGCGAAAACAACAACACCCGCACCAGCAAGAAGTTCTTTTTGCAAAACTGCTTCTGTCAGCTGAGTAGCACCTGTTACCATTTCACGTGACAAGTGCATGTAGAGTTCTGAATCGCTGTCAAAATCCATTGATTCTTGTGTGAACTCTTGAAAGAAACCAAACTTCTGAATGGTTCCGGTACGTTGAATACGTGTAAAACCAACGCGGTTAACACGTCCACCGTTCTCAGTCAGAGTTGGCAATTTAGCATCAATCGTTCCAACATCTTTAGAAGACCCGTAAAGGTTTCCAGATCCATTAATCACTGCGCCAGCAGCATCAATACCTTGATCGTTAATGTTGCGATCATCCAAAAGTGGCATGTAGTGATAGACACGAATTTCTTTACCGTAATGCTTAGGCATTGTAACGGTGTCTGCCATTGGCATAAAATACATGTCTTTTTTAGCTTCAACTAGCGCTTTGCGTTGCCAGAAGAAGGTATTCATTTGTGAAGAGCCACTACCTTCAATACTAGAAGGGGTAGCATTAGGAGCATTATATGCTTGTACCATGATATGTTACCTCATGAAAACTGTGTCGGTATCGCCATAATCTCTTCGTCGCTTAATGCAAAAGGATCAAAGGGTTTAGGCGATGATTTTGGTGCAGCACGAGTAGGCGAAGCTGCTCGAGCTTTGTCACCATTCGAAACGGCTTTACGAGGGTTAGATGCGCGAGTTTCTAAAACTTTTGGCTTGCTTTGGTTTACAGGAGTTTCCTGTATAACGAGCTTGCCGGAGCTATGTAATTCGTCACCAACTTGCTTGTAGGCGTGGATAAGTGGAATGGTGGTAGAAAGAGTACCCAGAGTTCTGCGGCGATCAATCTCAGCGTAGATTCGGTCATAGATTCCGTTTACTCGCTGATCGTGAATGATCTGCATAATCTGTGGTTCTTTATAGATAGCTTCTTTCGAAGCCTGATCCCATTGTGAATTTATCATAGAAATAGTATCTGATCCAGATGGCATTGAAAGAACATCTTCCAATGTTGTATGGAAATCCATTTCTTGATCACTCACAGAATGGTTTTTTGGTCTATAAGTTGTTTCAACGCTTGTATCCATTTCCATAGGATCTAGTTTTGCGTCTTGAACTAACTTAAGAATAGCGTCAGGATTTTTGTTTGCTAAATCAATAAGATTGTTAATTTTTTCTTCTTCTAGCAACCCATTGTTTTCTAATGCACGCATCATTTTAAGGTTTGGCTTAAGAGCGTGCATTTTCTTTGTGTAATTTGCGCCATGTTGCATCAATGTTATGGCTTCTTCAGGAGTGTCTACCTTAATCATTTTTACGTTTGCTTTAAACGGTGCCATAATTTTTTCGTAAAGCGCTTTATAATCTACTGCGTCTGTTTCTTCAGACTCAGTATCATCTTCTTCTAAATCTTCTGCTTCAGCAATTTCTTCAACATCATCGCTTTGCTCTGCTTCGCTTTGATTTGAATCATCTTCAACATCTTCAATAGAAAGCTCTTCTTCTTCTACATCGTCGTTTTCTTCATTTGTAGAAAAAGGTTTTTCTACTTCTGTGTTTTCAGCTGCTGCATCCAAAGAATCTTCTAATGTTGTGTTGTTACTTTCAACAAACATTGGTTCATCAACAAGTTCTTCTTCTTCTAGGGCAGGGGGAACTTCTTGAAAAGATTGATCACCGGGAACTGCAATATTCATCAGTTCCTCGTCAGTCATGTTTTCATAATCAGGTTCTTCACTCATGCGACATACGCCTCTTCAGCCCGTACTTCATCTAACGCTTGTTCATGGTCAAACAACTCAGCTGCAGCAATATCACCCATACGAATTATATTTTGCATATATTGACGAAACAACGATATTCCTTGCAGTGCAAGAAAAATTTCTTCTCTATGAAGTTTCATGTTTCCATCTGCAGAAAGATGGCTCAACCGAATAGCTTCGTCTTTAAGATACCCCTCAAGAATAAGTTCTTTAAAATCTCTATTATCAGCTAAACGATTAGCAGCATCTTTGCGTGCAATCATCTTTTTTGCTTCAGCAATGGATAGTTCTATTTCTTCTGTTTGCGACATTTCATTCCTCTTTAGGTGTCTGGTTGTCGTTAATTACTTAAATCCTCTTGCAGTGTTCTAAACAGCATAGCATCAGCTACTTCTCTGCCAGGATCGCCACGTTGCCCCTGATCCAAGATCCGTTTTGTAATTTCTAAGTCTTGGTTTGATCTTGCTTGTGCGCCACGTATATCTAAATCGCGCAAATGTTTTGTACCGCTTTCTTGTTCAACAAAATCAAGATCTTTCATTTCAGCTTCTGAAAGTTCTTTACGTGCTTTTGCTTGATTTAATTGCACTTTAGATTCCAATTCAGCCATTTCTAATTGCATTTTTTGCATTTCCATTTGATGCATTTGTTCTGCCATTGGGTTTGGCTGCGGCTGATAATCTTGAATACGTTTTGCCAAAAGTGGCATACGTTTTAATGTTGCTATTTCAGATAAAATCATTTGAACCATTGGCATTTCCATAGAGTTACCAATAGTTTGCAGCATAAAGCTTAAATCTTGCGCTTTAGATTCATTAATCTCAGCAGTGGTAATATCTACTTCTAAATCAAATTCGCCTTGAATGTCTTCTCGTCTGACAGAAATAAATTCTCCATTTGTAATACGAACAATTTCTTCTTCAGACAGAAAAGCTTGGTTCATTGAAATTATTTTAGACCCAATCTTTTCAAGACCTTCTGCCAAACGACGTAAAATAGCCATTTCCCTTTTACTCGCAGCATCAAGCATTCCACGGATACCTGTCGCAACGTTCCCGTAACTTTCTCCCGAAAGTCCTCCAGAGAATGCTTTAACGCCAGAGAGAGCCTCGGCTTCCTGATTTTGAAGCTGAAGCATGTTAAGAGCAGAAGCCGGTATTTCTGGATATTTGTGTTGAAGAATCCCAGACGCCGGAGGCATGTTTGGATTAAATTCATAGTCTGCTCCTGAATCGTAGCGACGGCGGTTAACAACATCGAGCATTCCTTTAGCAAAACCTGTTTGCCCATTGGCAGAACGCCCCATTAAATCAATCATGCCTCTTGTAACAGCGCCTAAAATTGCTTGGTTTTCTGCCAACAATTCAGCATCAGGCTCTCCTGTAATTGATCGTTTTACAGGCAAGTAAGGCACTACAACAAAAGGAAGTTTTTGATCAGGAAATGGATTTTCTTCCATTCTAATCATTGTGTTGCCAATCCAAGTTGCAACAATTGGAACTAAAGTATCGTCATTATTAATGTCATACCAACCCCAATATTCATATGCGATGACCCGCTTACGCAGGTCATCTTTAAATTCAACGACACTGTCTGTCATAGTAGAGTGGTCAGCATCAGTAATTGGCGTATTTGATGACCAATTTACTTTGTCTAAATTTGTATAACGCCCATCTTTTAAAAGCTCTGCTTTAGATGTTTCAAAAGAAATGACAGCAAAAGATGCTTTATCAAGATCACCTTCACAAGACGGGTCTAAATAAAAATTTTCAAAATTAACAATGTCTAATGTTGGTTGATTTTTTCTAACTTTTTCAACTTCAGCCATTTCTGAAGAAACAGCAACTGCTATAGCAGCTATGTTTGTTTCCATAGAATATTTAACAGACTCTTGAAGATCTTGCGGTAGATTTAAAAATTCATTTGGATTTTCTTTTCTTAAAGCCATAGCTTGTTGCAAAGCTTCTAAAGGAACTTGATCTATAATCTCTTCGTATTGCCATGTTGTAACTTCTTCTTCAACAACATCTGTTTCACGAAGCCATCCAAGACGAATAACACACGTGCCTTCATCAACGGATGTGCGTACAAATTCGTCAATAAATCGTACACGATTTAATTTAGTGCGGAACTGATAGTTTAAAACCAACGTGTTTTGTTCAGCTGCTCGTGTGTCTTCCCATGTCTTAGGCTTTACAGAAAACATATCTTCTGCTGTATGAAATGGTTCTGATAGGGCAGAGTAGCGCCATTCAGCTTGACGGCGGACTAACTTAGGTTGAACAGAAGATCTGTTTTCTCCTGTCTTTGGTTTAACAGAGCCAGTAATATTTCTTAAATCTAACCAACTTTTAACTTGGCTTACATGATCATCATGAGATTGCTTAGCAATGTCTAATTCTTCTTTTAACAAAAGAACTGTTGGTTCATTCTCCCAGTCAGTTAATTTAGCAGCTGTGCCAAATTCAGGAGAATACATAGATGGGTCTAGTTTATCTGCCATAATTTATTCTCCTAGTACGCATGTCTTTGTGCATAACTAGCTAAGCTAGTGCCAAGTGAGTCTGATGGGTTGTAACTTCCGCTAGATCTTAAAGACTTACTCATTCCACCAAATCCACCTAAATGAGCCATAGCTAGTAAGGAATTCATGGTTAATGGAGTGTTTTGTCCTGGCAGAGTTTTACCAATATATTTACGAAGATCATTTTCAGGATTGTTAATACGATTGATGTAATCTTGAAAATGCCAGTTACCTGCTTTAACTTGCATTGCTGGACTGTTTTTAAGCATAGTTAATGTTGTGCCTTTTGGCAAAACACCATTTTTTATAAGATCGTTTAAACGACTTTGCCCAAACTGCAACGCACCAACAAAACGTCTTCCTTTGCTATCTGTTGCATCTGCATCCCAACGATTACTGCTTTCAGTAAATATAAGTTCTTTAGGAACATAAGAGGCCCAGTTACCATCTAATGCGCTTCCTTTTAAATTAGCGTTTGTTGGTTTAGATGAATAAACATTTAATTGGTTACTAAAACTTAATGGGCGTGCTTTAGGGCGCATGTAAGGAACATTATTATTATTAAAATTTAAAGCTGCTGCAATGCTTTCTTCTATTTTGTTATTACGATTAAGTTGGCGAATAGTTGAATTAATGGTTTTTTGAGTTTCATTTCCAATAGCTGCTAATTCTTCAGCTGCAGGCGCAGTTGAAAAATAATTAGAATTCCAAAGTTCTGCAGCTTTATCGTACAAACTTGCCATTAACTTTTCCTTTCATCGCTACCATAGCACATCAAATCAAAGCAAAATAGTGCTTTAACTTTGTAGCCATTTATAGATCTTTTCCGTTTGGTTGGTGCGATCATCTAAACCGTGATAACCACCATTAACACGTTTTGTTATACGTTTAATGGTGTCGTTATTTACGCCTTCATCTGCAATAGCAAACAAATCATTCTTTTCAAAGAACCAAATTGCTGTGTCCATTGCGTATTCGTTTTCCACTAAAGAAGGATCTTGCATTACTTCTGGTTTACGCATGTCATGCGCAAAAGCAGAATAATTACTTTTTCCTGTTAGTTGAAGAAATCCTCTACCTAAATAAAGAGCAGCTTCTTCTTCGCTCGTATTTCCCATACGCCCGTTATATACTTTTCCAGCCAATTTAGCTGGATTTTTAATATAAGGTTCTGCACTTTCTAATGTAGGAAATCTACTAGGCCAAACTTGCATTAATCGTTCTGGAGTAGAATAATACAAAGATTCTTTTGTTTTTTTAAATCCTCCAGATTCATGTGAAACTTGTCCTAGTAAATGTGCACCGCGTTCTGAAGTTAATTCAAAATGTTTTACAATTGCTTTTGCAGTGTTAGGCCCAAAAGCTCCATCAGATATAACTCCAATAGTTTTTTGTAAAGTTCTCATTGCATCAGACATAATATTTCACCTTTTCATAAACTTCTGGCTCGCTCTTGATCCAAACCAAAAACACACGATAGAACTAA